TGCAACCTTGACAAGTGCCAGGCACATCGCAGCTTGCGCAGGTGGTATCTCTGTTTCAAGCCACACCGACCATAACTTTGCAATGCGTGTGTGGTTTGTTAGCGGTGAGCCGTAATTTTTATTCCGATCACCATGGGTAAAACGGTCTGCTTCTGCAAGAATTTCCCCCCGATTCATCTTCTCCCCTAATCTTTAAATGTTGGCTTTCCAAATCCTACGATGGAAACTGCCAACGCTGGTTTGATGCCATTGTTCTTCTTCTTGTAAGCACGCTTTTTTTGACAGACTTGCCCGCCGTTGCGCTGGTCACCCTTCTTGTCGGGTGCAGTGTTGCCTTCAATGGTGGTGACGGTGCCATCACCATTGTTCTTAACAACAATTCCAATGTGTGAAATGCGATCAACGCCATCACCAGGGAAATCAAAGAACACTAAATCTCCCACTTCAGGCGTTGCAGCTTCTGCCTCTTGCCATTGCTTTGCCTTTTGCATGGCGGTGGCACCGGCAAGGGTCGAGGTGCAATCGGGAATTTTCACTCCCACTTGCTTGAACACCCAATTGACAAATGCCCCACACCACGCCTGGTTAGTCTTTTGATACTTTGTCTGATTGTCGGCTGGACCTTCAATGTAATCAAGTTCGCCTCTTGCGGTAATGACTACTTCGTTGCGCTGACCCATTTACTTCTTCTTTGTGTCGTTAAACGCAGTTTCAATCTCGTCTTTGCTCAGTTTGCCATCTGCAATGTAAGCCTTAGCAAGTGACTCGCCTACCTTGGCAACTGCCAAAAGTCCAGCAATACCTGCAGCCGTAGCCGCTGGCACACCAAAGAGTGAGCCTGCACCAATAGTTGCTAGTGCTGACACATAGAACACCGCTGCAAGACGGATAATGAGTTTCTTTGTTTCTTTCATTTTGTTCTCCCTTTTTTCTGAGCTAGTAGTTCAAGGACAATTTCCATTTGAGCCTCTAGGCGATTGATTGAATCGCGCATTGAGCTGCCACCGTTGGGCTTCAATTCTGCTAAATAATGCTTGACCAGCCATCTGACCCCTGCAGCACATCCTGCAACTATTGCAATCAGTGATGCTACAAATCCAGCCCAGTTCATTGGTGTCATTTGCGCGGTTTCTCCGTTATGAGTCAGTTGTGGTGTGTGTTTCTAGCGTGGCTTTTAGCACTGCAATCTCTTGTGCTTGGTTGCCGATTGTTTCCCGTAGGAATTTAAGAACTTCCGTGATTTCTACCTGCGTTTCCATCATTTCCCCTCTAGTGATGTGATTCTTGCTTCTTGTTCCTGTATCAATGCCAACAATCCAGGCACAATAAAATCTGAACTCCAACGAGAGGCACGACCTTGATTGTCGTGATCTACTGCTATTGGATAGATTGCATCTAATTCCTCGGCGATAAATCCTGGAATCAGTACGCCTGAACGCTCATCTTCAAGGTCTAGGTAATCATCACGGTATCTAAATGCTTTGACGGGTACGGTCAATAAAAGCCGTGGGTTTAGCTCGCTGACATCTTGGATTGTGACAACATCTTTTTTAAATCGGATACTTGAACCCGAAGCTGCAACAAGTCGAGCAGTTGGTGTTGAGGCATCATTGATTCTTGCCGCACCGCCTGCAGTTGAAACTTGATAACCAGGGTTGTAGATGTATGCACTGGCGGTAATGTTTCCTGAAGCAGTAATAGTTCCTGAGCTAGTGGTAGAAATGTTGCTTGAAGTGGTAATTGCACCGCTTGATGTGATGCCGGTGTTGCCAGTCAGGGTTCCTGATTGCGTAATGTTCACAACGGCAGTGATAGACCCTGAGCTATTGACTAAGAAAGCAGCATTTGCGCCAGCAAGAGTGCCGATTGCATACACGCCACCGCTGGAATAAACCGCAGATGCTTGGTTGCCTGTTATGTATAAACGCTCTGCATAAACGCCACGATCTGTATAAACAGAGTATGTAGTGGCGTTGCCGCCAGGCGTTGTTGTTGGATACAAAATTGTTGAGCCACCTGAGTTTGTCAGGTATCCGCTACTTGAAAAATTCCAACCATTTGATGATGAACCAAGATAGCCTGAGTTGGCGTTGATTGTGCCAGTAATGGTTGCAGATGAGGCAGTGAGCGCACCGCCTGAAGTGACGGCAAAAGTTCCTGAACCGTTGTTAAAAGCTATTGAATTGATTGTTCCCGTTGTGATGTTTCCAGCGTTAAGGTTTGAAACGGTAATGACTGAAGCATCAATAGTTCCAGCCGTAATCTTATTTGCTGAGATGCTTGCAAGAGCGTTGTTGCCAAGAGTAGTTGCAACAAATGATGACCCATCCCAACGAGACATTGCGTTATCACTTGAAGTATTGAACCAAAGGTCACCTACTGCAAATGTTCCTGTTGGTGTTGTTCCCTGTCGGTAAATCTTGTTTTTACCATCGGCAGTTGCCTGAGCTGCAGTCGCATCTGATTGAGCAGCAGTTGCCGCCGCTTGCGCCAAGGCAACATCGCCGGTAGTTGCAGGAACAACAGGTGAAACGCTTGAAACAGTAAAGTCTGAAGTTTGAGTGACTGTTACTGGCGTGTTAGTAATTTGCGGGCATAGTGGCATCGCTCCCCCTAAATCGTGATGGAGTAAGGGTTAATGGCAGATGTCATATACGAAACCCGCCAACTATCAGATGTAATGTTGTGATTCATACCCTCAACAACAAGGTCCCATTGCATTGCTCGACCATCAACTGTTGTTCGCTTGACACTTACCTGATCGCTCAACTCTGTTGCTAGGAAATCAGGAAATAGGGTATTGAGTGCAAGTGCTGAAAAATCTACTTGCTCAACAAGTGTTGTTGGCGTTGCATCCTTGCGAGATAAATACAAAGCAAGATTTGATGCTGACCCGTTGCTTGATAAAGGCGCATCAAGGGTGACTGTCTTTGTACCGTATGAGGTCACGCTTGGGTTGTAAGTTGAGGTGTATTGAGTTGCACCTGTTCGGTTAATAACTGCCTGATTGACCACCTGCAAGGTGCCAGGGGTAGTTTTCAGGGCATCGTATTCAACAGTGTTTGCAGCTCGTGAATCATCAAAGAGTAATTGTGTTGGTCGTGAGAACTTGTCAGACAAAGGCACAAGGGTGGCAACGCCAGTGCGAGATACATAAAAACGACCCGCAATGGCAGATGCGCATTGGTTGATGATGTCCATGCAATTGGCATTTTGACTGGTGGCAAGTAGCGAGGATGAGCCTGTCAATGATCGTGCAGATGCTGACCATGAAGCGTAATCAAGCATCCGACCAACGCGAGTTGCAGCGGTTTCAGCAAATGATGCAGTTGAAAGAGCAGGTGCAACTGCCTTGGCAATAAATGCAATTCCATCCACAAAAGTCATTGAGGCGGTTGCATCAAAGCCTTGATTTACTGTGTTGCTCTCTAGGTAGCCGTTGAACAAGATGTAATCAGTTGATGACCATGTGGCAACGATGCGCATCTGCAGACCTGCTCGCAAGATGCTTGCACTGCTTACAACCCACGGCGAACTTGCGCCCGTATAGTCAGGGTCGTAATAGCCACTGTTGTTATCAAATACAACTGTTGAGGTGCCTGCATCATCTTTTTGATCAGGGCGGGTGCGACCACGCTTGATTGCAATTTCACGCACATCTGTTGATGTCACCGATGTCCAAGTCCCTGATTTGTAGAACTGGACTGCAATTGTTGGTGCGTTGCTTCCGTCAAATGCTGCCATTTAAATCCCCAACAAAGCTACATTTGCACCTTTTTGGCGCATCAACTGAGCGATTTCGTTACGAACCTTGACGGCTAAATCTTTTTCAGCAATGACTGATCCTGCAACATGGATTGAGACATTCATGCCCATACCCATACCGCGACCAAGAGGAACTACGGCTTCAGGTCCGGCTTCGCCAATCATCGCAAGAGTTGGACGGCTGACCACTCCACCATTTGCAAGCATTGGAATCGTTGGCAAATTGACATCAAAACCTTTGCCGCCGATACCTGGCACCCAATCAGGCACCTTGAAGTTGATCTTATTCAGGGTGTTGATTGCCATGTTCACGAGGCGAATGATGAGGTTGATGTCAGCCTTGATAATTCCAAAGACAGTTGAAAAGACTGTTCCCACAAAATCGGCAACAGTTTTTGCAACATTCTTAACGGCGTTGAAGGCTCCATTTACTATGTCGCGGAAAGTTTCTGAATTCTTATAGGCAATAACTAGGCCAGCGGTAAGAGCTGCAAGGGCAATAACAGTTAGACCGATTGGGTTCAATGACATGACGGCGTTGAAGATTACCTGAGCCGCTGCCGCTGCCTTTGTGTATGCCTCATAAACCTTGATTGCCATATTGACAGACACAACGGCGGCGGCGAGGGCGCCGATACCGATGGCAACCTTGCCAATGATGTCTGCGTGTTCGGTCAAGAATGGCGCAATCTTTTGGATGATGTCTGCAAAGTCTTTCATCACTGGCAGCAATCCTGCGCCAAGTGATTCTTTTGCCTCGTTCATAGAGTTTTGGAAGATTGCAAACTTTCCAGCGGTAGTTTCAGCGTTGGCTTGCAATGATCCCTTGAAGGTTTGGCCCAGTTGTTTCATGGCGCCTTCAAAGTCTTTGTTCTTGACAGTTGTTTCATCAAGTGAAATGCCAAGTTTTTTCAATGCACCAAGGTTGCCATCGTGGGCTTTTCC